TAACTAGCAGAGCAGTATAACTAGCAGAGCAGTATAACTAGCAGAGCAGTATAACTAGTGTAGGTTGGTCGTGGCAGGTTTAGTGAGTTTGGTCAATTTGGTCAATAGAGGCAGGTCAATAGAGGCAGGTCAATAGAGGCAGGTCAATAGAGGCAGGTCAATAGAGGCAGGTCAATAGAGGCCCGGAAGCCGGAGGATTGGATAGTGAGGAAGAGGTGCAGAAAGTCCCTCATTATTGGGATTGATATACTATCTGATACTAATAATATGAAAAACTTTAAAACATACTCGTAGTTTATAAATGAAGGTGAAGATTACATAAAGGGACTACATCAGGCAGAGGCGGGAGATTTTATTAAGATTGGTTTTAAAGGTACACAGAGTAATACTAATATATAAACTAATAAACAATCAATATAAATGAAAAGAATTAATTCTTTCGAAGAATTTAACATGTTATCTGAGGGCATTATGGCTGGAACCACTGGGATAATGGGAGAGCCAAAATTAAACAAAGCTGCTGAGCTTATTGGGAGTTATATTAATAGGAAAGTTGGTGGTGATTTTAAAAAGTTCCCATTCCTTACGTATTATAACGGAGTTCCTGGTATTATGTTCTATAGTAATAAAAATGACACTGCATTTCGTGTAAGTGGAAGGGGCACAGAAAGAGGACCTGGAATTGTTGGGCAGTTAGATTGGTTCGAACAATTCTATGACACTAAAGCTACCTTCAGTATTACTAGTGAAGAGTTTCCAATTATACAATTAGTTGGCGAATTTGCTAAGCTGATTAAAGATAAGAAGTACGCGAAAGAAGCTATGAACGAAAGTGCACTGTTTGAGGGTGAGCTGTATGAAGGTAGAAAATCTCTTACACCAGACGAGATTCGTATAATTGGTCAGAAGTTAGCTAATGGTGAATCTGGTAAGAAGATTGCGGTTGAGATTGGTATTCCGTACGGACAAATCCTTAAGATTAAGAGAGGAGAAGTAATGATCGAAAAATCTGACCCTACTGTTAAGAGGAACGAAGAAACACTTGATGATAAAGTGTTGTTCCTAGAAGAAACTATGAATGACATCTATGATATAAGTAGAGCAGTAGCTGCAGGTGCATTTAACAGTTTGCTTATTTCAGGAAGAGCTGGAACTGGTAAGACTTATAGTGTTGACCGAGCAATGGCAGATGAAGGATTAGTTGAAGGTGATGATTGGATGAAAATCTCTGGAGCTGTATCGACTATCATGATGTACAAAGTGATGTATCAGTTTAAAACTAAAGTTCTAGTATTTGATGATTGTGACGCTGTATTCTCAAACGAAGATGGTCGTAACATTCTTAAGACAGCACTCGATACTAAGAAGATCAGAAAAGTTTCTTATATGAAGAAACTTAAAATGCTGTATGATCCAAAAGATTATGATAATGATCCAGAGGGAGAGTTCAATGCTGTAGAGAGTGGATTAATTCCAAATAGATTTGACTTTTCTGGTAGAGTTATTTTTATCTCAAATCTTAGTAAGCAAAAGATTGACCCAGACGGAGCAATTCGCTCAAGGTCTATTCTTGTCGATGTTAATCCAGACGATGCAACTTTGATGGAGAGATTAAAAGTTCTACTTCCACATTTGGATCCAGTAGATATGCCACTTGCAGATAAAGAAGAAATCTATGAATTTATGAAATCAGCTAAAGATGTTTCGATGAGAACATTTGTTAAGGCAGCAGGTTTCAAAGTTGCTGGACTTGGCAATTGGCAACGAATGGCTAAGAGATATCTATAAACAAAAAAATATGAAAAACGTACCAACATTTAAAGAGTTTTTAGTAGGGTCAAAAACTCTCAACGAGTCTAAATATAAAGGTAAGAAACTTTATCCAAAAATGGTTATCTAAACATGACGTCGGTTCACTAGTTACTCGCGTAGAGGATTTGACTGATGGTGAAAAGTATGTGCTATACGATCCAGGGATGGACGCGTGGAACGGTGAATGGCAGTACACTGGATTTAAAGATAATTTTTATACTTGGGAAGACGCATCCCCACATAGTGGAGGAGGAGAACACCAGCTTACAAAAGCAGAATTGTTTGATGCAATTAAAGACAAGGAGATAAGGGAACAGTATTAGATATTAAGTCAACATACATTTAATAAAGTCGCTATATAGTGACTTTATTTTTCTTAAGTTTCTACTTTAGTTTATTTATGTTATATTTAATCTGATGGACCTAGCACAAATTATAATCGGTTACTTATTCATAGGCTGTTTAGTAAGCCTCTCTATTGACGTAGTTGCAATGATTTCTGGTGGCTTAGGTCTAAATAATTTTCATAGATTACTTTGGGTCATAGGTTGGCCTGTAATTCTGTACATTTTATTTTTTACTGGGAATGACTAATATAAGCTGTTGAGCTGATTAGAATGTGTCTGGGCATTATCTTGATACTAAGAATGTACCAATCAATTTAAAATGAACAGAGTTACTGTTGATATTGAGTACACACTATGGCAGAGTGGGTTAATGAACTATGAAAAAGATTTCATTAGACGCATATCTCAAGATTTGCCAGATGCCTTTGAGTATATACCAGAATTAGTATATGAAATATCCATACTTAGCTGTATCTAAATATGATTGGTTCTTTACTGTATTTATGAACTTAATAACAGCTCAATGCTAGTATGATCTACTCTGCAATATGGACGAAGAGAGTAGTAACCATAAATGAGTAAATTTCTTCAAACGCTGTAGTAGAAATTGTTAAAATATTAGAATGAGCAAAAATCACAGGTATGACATTACTGGGTTGGTATTTCATATCGTTATTGATCCACTTAAACAGATCATCCTAAATAAAGAGAATGAAAAAGCTATTGTTGATTTAGTACGAAGATTATCTAATGATGTATTAAATGACCAAATAGCCACGATTCATTCAGACATAAATGAAAGAAGCAAATGAACGTCATAACTTACTTTAGCATTCTAAGAAAAGTAAACAGTAGTGCAATTGATGAAATGCATGATGTTCATATTAAGTTCTACGCTGGCGTGAAAGAAGAATTATTCAAAACTATAAATGAAGCCATTAGAGTAGCTACATACTACTACAGATGACACTATATTAGATTCAATCTTTATTAATGTAGAAAATATCTTGATATTTCCAAGATTCTATATTCATTTAATGGACTATTCATAATAATGTCATAAATATTTTCATGGTAAGTATTTTATAGTTATATTGTATTGTAATTAAACTACAACAGATGGTAACGGAAATAATTAAAATTAGTAAAGATGATCAGGAAGTATTCTTGTTTCTTAACGATTTAAGAAATGATGGTATTACGAACATGTTTGGAGCAGGCGTATACATTGAGCGTGAGTTTGGTATAAGCAAGAAAGCTGCATCACAACTTCTTACGACTTGGATGAAAATATTTAATGAAGAAGGTGTTTATGAAACAATGGAAGTAACTAAGTAATCATGGCAAACGAAGACTGGTTTAAAGATAAATTGAAGGAACGTTCCGACAAGGACTGAAAGTAAAGATGATCTTAACGCTGTTACTACGAATATAAAAATTGTTAACATTCATTATCAGATTGGGCAACAAGATTCTTATGATGAACTAATTGAGATTGAAAGCTCACCGAGTTTTGGTGGGTGGATCAACCCAATTCAAATTGAGAACATTAAAGAAGCTCATACTATCTCATAAAGTTCAAAGGTTTGTCAATTTAATTTGTTATATTGATAAAGTAAATGTAAGACTTATTCAATTTATCAACTAAAATGAAATCATTTGTTATAATTCATTAGATGGAAACAGTCGTCAAGCTATTGCCAGGTGAAACAGATCCTGTGAAAGTAGAACTTAAATGTGGTGCATATTTCTTAGATCGGCAAAGTCGGTTATGGCTGTGTATCAATGGACCTACTTTTGGTTTTTTAATGATTGACATTGAAACTGGAGCTCGGCGTAATCCAGATAGTTTAGTTTTCATCAGACAAGTACATAGCGTTAAAATTTCATACAGATGACTTAACTCTATTTACCAGGAGACACTGAAATAGTTAACAGAATGATTGGCGACTTTAAACAACCCAAAGGATATTAAGATGAGAAATGAAGTAGATAATTTTGAACAGATTAAGTCGATGCTTGTCTTTGACTCAGAGGATGATTTCTATCACCTTCAGATTTTAAAGCGTAAGAAGGAGCATCTAGATCTTGGTAGCAATTCACTTGTCATTAAGACATACTACATCAGTTCTGCTGAGTACCTTAAAATGAAACGAGGAGAAATTGTTCACCTCTGTGATTTTCATAGTGCCCGTGCTTACATCAACTTGAACCGTCGTTCTTTTGAAAAGATAGCATTCAACACACTTAAGAAAATCACAGATCAGATTATGAACCGAGATTTCCGTTCAGTCCGTAAGGCATACGAAAGTACTTGTGGTGCACATTCTAATGAACCACATCGTAAATGGATTCTTGATATTGATTGGGCAGATTACGGAAGTAACAAAGACAAGCAATTAGACGTCTTAGTTGCAATTCGTCAGAAAGTTGAATTATTACTTCAAGAAGCTGGAAAGGATCTTACAGTTCATGTCGTTGAAACAAAGAATGGTGTTCACTTAATCACACCTTCGTTCAACCCAATGACCTTCAAAAAGCAATTTCCTGAGGTTGATATTCAGAAGAACAACCCAACTATCTTATATGTAGGATAGTTCAAACTTACAGCATTATTGGTATATTTAAACTGAAACAAATAAATTCAAGGAATATGAAAAAATTAGCAGATGGTGCGAAAGTTACGTGGGTTGCAAAAATGCATCCAGTACCACACCCAGAGGGAAAGACAGACAGAGATGGGAATATCCTACCAGTACTACGAGATAAAGTTTGTTTCGGTGAGGTAATTCGTGTTGGGTCGAAAGACGAATATTGGGTCATGCTTAAAGATCGTAACTACAGCCTAAGAATTAAGGCTAATATCTTGGAATTAGTAGACTAAAAATATTATATGAGAAGTATTCTAATATCTTCTCTTAGCGCTATGTTGCTTCTCGGGTCACCTACAAATGAAACCTCGAATGCAAATATTACACATTGCACTAAAGAGAAAATTGAACAGTCTACTGTTAAAGATCCTATAGAGCTTCGCTCTAATAAGAACGGTCGGATCAATAGTAGGGAAGAACTAATCTCTGCGATTATTCATATTGAAAGCACTGGCAATCCTAAAGCAGTAGGTGATACTCATCTTGATGAACCTTCTGTTGGCTGTATGCAGATTAGACCTATTATGGTCAGAGAAGTAAATCGGATACTCAAGCGATCAGGTTTAAAACTGAGGTACACAATGAAGGATCGTTTTGATAGGAATAGTTCAATTGAGATGTTTAATGTTTGGGCTGATGCTTATCATAAACAGAGTTCATTTGAAAAGATGGCTAGGAATTGGAATGGTGGACCTAAAGGTTACACTCGAAATAAGACTGTTAAGTATTGGGCTAAGATTATAGCACATGCTGAAAACAACCTTTAGAGTTACCTAAAATCTTCGAACATTGGAAGAAAGCCTTCATTTGTTTTAATGTCTTTCCAATGGTCACTATCTACATCATCTCTCGTTGGATGAATTTCATAGCCTTGCTTTTCAGGAGTACCGAATGCGTTAGTTTCTCCACCTGCTTGTTCATCCCAAAAGCTTTTAAAGTCTTTGACAGTTCCAGTGTAGTGTCTGATACGATCTAACTCTGATTGTTGCTTGTCGGTCATTTTTTGAATTTTTCTTTTAGGCGGTGGAGCTCAGTTTTAATCTTAAGTCCTTTCTCTTCTACCGTATCAAGTTGTAGCAGAAGTTCATATCTCTTAATAGCATAGTTATCACCTTTCTCTTGTGCAACTCTATATCTACGAATGTTATCTGCTGCTTTACTCTTAAGCCGCATTGACGCATCTTTAGGATCGAAGCCATCTGATTCATTCAGATTATTAAATTCTTCAAACGCTGGTAAGTTTACCATGTCTTTTTCTTTTTGTATGATTCGTCTATCTTATCACAGACATATTTCTTAGCTTCTACAATATAACTATCTCCATTATGTTCTGGGTTTTCATTGTCTTCATATGAACACGCTTCGTTTGTAGCAGATTCACATACTTCGTTTACTTGGCCTACAATAGGCTGCATACTATATCCTGTAGTTGGTGTACTCCCACCGGTAGAATATGATACAGTTTGATTAGCTGGACCAAACCCTGCTACTTGAAATTCTTCAAATAATGGAATTTTTGTAGATGACGTTTGTTTCATTTAAATTTAGTTTTGTTACTATATATATACAAGATGATATAAACTTATCGTTTGTGCCACTTCATTGCTAAAAAATAGTCCATATATATATTATATCTAAAAGAGTTAAATCATGGCAGAGTATTTCAGATCTCAAAATTGGAAAAAGCTAACTGAAGTTGATATACCTCGTATAGCAGATTCACTTGGACAGATAGCAAAACAGATGGAAGAATCTAATATTAGAGAGAAGCGAAAGTTCGCAATTGAAGAAAAGATTTTACTAACGACGTTGAAAAACGAAAAATTCAAGTTAAATGAGCAACAAAAATCTAGTATTAGTAAGTAAGAAGTATTTCAGGGCAGCATTAGATCGAGGAGAGGAATGCTATATGAAAAAGCCTAAGTCTTGGAAATGCATGAGATATAAATGGAAAAGTAAATCAGAGAAATGGTTTATGGATTTATCTGAAGATGTTCGTAGGGGCAAAGTACTTGGAGTAGAGAAGATTGGGTTACTTATTGCAACTCAACTTGATAATCATTTCCGATATTTTCAGGGTGAAGGCTACGAATTTTATTTAGACACCAATGACTAATATTATCTACGCACTACTTTCTTTAGTAGCTGCTCAGATTTTAGTTTGGTTTCAACTTAATGGTCAATTTATATGGGATGAGTTTAGAGATCATCATATCATCGTAGCTATCGCATTTGCATTTCCAGTTTCGTGGCTATTTATTAATTATCAACGATATGCGTATATCATATTTGAACAATCGCTTTGGTCAATGCGGTTAGTTGGTTATGGTGTTGGTATGGTAATATTCTTAATACTTACTTTATATCTGTCTGGAGAAACACTTAATCTTAAAAACGGTTTATGTCTACTGTTATCATTTTGCATCATATTAATACAAGCATTTGTTAAATGAAAGATCCACATTCTATATTAGGAGTTGAAAAGAGTGCAACACTTGAAGAGATAAAGAAGGCTTATCGGAAAATGGCAAAAGAACATCACCCAGATAAGGGTGGTGATGAAGATAAGTTTAAAGAAGCCGCAGAAGCATACGATTTGCTTACAAATCCAAAAGCTAAAAGTAGCAGCCCATTTGGTTCATCTTATGGAGAATTTGGCTTTGGAGATTTATTCGCACGATTTAGTGGTGGAAATCCTGGAAATTGGAGAGAAGAGTTTGATGCTAAGTACGGTGGGAATAATCGTAAGGGTCGTAATACTACTTACAATATGATCATCCCTATCGAGGACGCGTATTTCGGATCAACTAAAGGAATGAATATTGGCTTAAGACTTGTCGATGTTAAAATTCCAGCTGGAGTCGTAAACGGACAAAAGCTAAGAATAAAGGGATATGGCCAACGAGGAGCAACAGAAGATCTTAATGGTGATTTAATTCTAGAGATTCTAATCCAAGAGAACGAATCATTCTATCTTGACAATATTGGTCTTCATACACTTCAAAGCATAGATGTGTTTGATGCTATCTTAGGAGCTGAGGTCCACATTAAGATTTTTGATAAATCTATTAAATATACAATTCCTGAAGGAACACAGAATGGTGCAACTTTAAGACTTAAGGGCAAAGGCTGGCCAATAATGAATAAGCCAAAAGAACAAGGAGATCTGTATCTTACTGTCGTTGTTAAAATTCCAACAGAATTATCAATAGAAGAAAAGACATCTCTCAAAAAAGTGAAAGAACATATTGATGGAAGAGAAGGACAGGAATAAAGTGAATAAGTTGCTAGATGAAATTCAGCGTAGAGATATGAATCATTATATGGATGTATGCTATGACACAGTGATTGCGTACCCAGAGCAACTTATAGAACATGAAGAAAGTACACTTGAAGAGAAAGTGAAAAGCATGAACCAGATGATAGAACATTTTGAAGGTAGAGATGAATTTGAAAAGTGTAGTAATCTTGCTGGTCTTAAACTAAAAATTGAAGAAGAATATGATTGAAGTATTAGAATTTATATTCGGAAGTTGGGTACATTTTATAGGTGTTGTCTTTCTTATGCTTATTGTAAGCAAGTGGAATTTTGTTAAAGTTACCCTGAACGCTGGTGACTCTGGACTTTTAAATAAGCTAGCAGAAATTGGTAAACAGAAAAAAGATGAAGACATATTACTAAAAAGCTGAATACGAAAATTTCTACTAACGGTGCAATAGAGTTCTTTCAAGAATCTTTAGATTCATAAAGTTCATATTTGTCCGTAGGTTGTCGTTTTAATTGATTATATTATGTATGTAATAAAACAACATGGAAATAACATACACAAGAAAGACAATTAAAAAGCTTCCAATTGTGAAGCATCCGATGCCCCCAAATTTCGTCAATCCTCGAAGTGGGCGCTATGTGGTTTATCCTGGTGGTGGTTGGTATCTTGTTACAGATGACGTTACACGCAAAGACATCGAATCTCGATGGAGAACGTTTAAAGCCAAAGAAGCTGTAGTTGTTCCGAAAGGTGATATATGGTCTGTACCTGGAAGCAAAGGTAAAGAATACATTGTAAGCTTTCTCAATATGAATTGGGGCTGTACTTGTCCAGGATTTGGATTTCGTAGAAAATGTAAGCACATCGATACACTTAAAGCCGATGTTTGAGTTCATACATACTATTCTTAATGACATATGTTGGTACATATTTTACTTGCAATATCTATACGAGATAGATCTTCTTTGGGACTATGTTTGTGTACATAGTGTGTACATTGAGGGAGTAATTAAAAATGGGATGATTATGATTTGGATACGAAAGTGGCCAAGATTAAAATAACATATTTGTCCAATGAACTAGACAAATATGAGTTATATTCTAGTGTACTAAAAATCAAACAACAATGGTAAACGAAAACACAAAGGCGATACTTCAGAGACTCCACGAATTTACGACTAACGTATCATCAACGTCAAGTGGGAAAATTAAGCAGGAGATCATCGGGAAATACGCTGAAGATATCGAACTCATCAAATGTATGAGATATACATATACTCCATACAAAACATACAACGTTACTGAAAAGTCACTCATCAAACATTCTGGTAAGTATTTTGCTGGTAGGTATTCAGATATGTTTGAACTACTTGATGCGCTTGACCAAAGACATATTAGCGGATATAATGCAATCGGTGTAGTGAATTACTTCTTACAGGAGTTAACACCTGAACAAGCCGCTGCATTCCTTCTTGTTCTTGGCGGTGATCTTAAAATGAGAGCATCTGCTTCAATTATCAACAAAGCTATTCCTGGTTCTGTTCCAACATTCAATGTTGCACTTGCCCAACGATATGATTCAAAATATGTAAACTTCGAATTAGAACAGTGGTTCTTAAGTAGAAAACTCGACGGCATAAGATGTGTATGTAGAAAAGAAAATGGAATCGTAACATTCTATTCTCGTAAAGGTTTAACCTTCTATACACTCCAAAGGGTTGCAGACGAGGTATTAAAGATTCCTGGAGATTTTGTGTTTGACGGTGAAATCTGCATTGTGGATAAAGATGGCAACGAAGATTTCACCGCTATTATGAAGGAATACAAAAAGAAAGATCATACAATTCAAAATCCAATGTATATCGTATTCGATATGTTAACCTTGAACGAATTTGACACAGAAGGTATTGGTACAACTCGGTTGCTGTCTGAACGCTACGAAGCTGCGGAAATAGCACTATCATCACCAGGAGTTAGTGGAAAGGTGATTAAGTATCTTGAACAGCTTGAAGCAACGGAAGAAAACTTCGCGAAGATGGCAATAATTGTTGAGAAAGAAGGATGGGAAGGATCAATGTTAAGAGCTAACGCACCTTACGAAGGAAAGCGAAGTAAGAACCTTCTGAAAGTTAAGAAAATGTTTGACGCAGAATACGAGATAGTTGGCACAGAGATGGCGCTGATGCGATGGTTAGAAGATGGCGTTGAATATGAATACGAATGTTTGGCAAAAGCCGTAATTCTTCATAAAGGCTGCGAAGTAGGTGTAGGAACAGGCTGGTCGAAAGAGGAGCGTATTTACTACCATGAATGTCCAGAAGAATTGATTGGAAAACTAATAACCGTACAATACTTTGAAGAAACGACTTCGCAGAAAGGTGGGTTTAGTTTACGATTCCCAGCTAAGAAACATGTATACGAAGGAAAGAGGGACGTTTAAGAATATCACTCTGAAAAGGATCCTCAATTTGAGGATCCTTTTCTATGCTTAAATGCTGATGAAGTGTTATGCTTACATCTTATCTGTAGCTAAGGGGTCAGTGTATTCTTCTTTGTAATCCTCGCCTAGCATATTATCAGGTGATGTCTTTATCTTCTGTTGATGTCATCTATGCCTGCTCGTAATAAGGTTCTCCTGTTGTTCCACATGTACATGGCATGCAGTTGCACATTCCACATTGCTGCTGTTGGAATTACTTGTGATAAGGTTGTTCTTCCCTTTCATCTCCAAATAATTCTTTGAAGAATGCCTTTGCTTCTAATACTTTCTCTGCGTGAAAGACAACGGTAACTAGCCCAGTTGCTTCTTCCATTGATACTTTTAATATTTCCATGTTAGTTTGTTTTATTTTATGTATTGAGCTATGAGTTAGAATTTGCGATAGGATTGCTATGTAATGATTAGTTTCAGAAATTTTTAGTTTTTGCTATAATGTAAATGAATTGTAGTTATAGAATTTTAGAATAGGATATTCATATAGATTACAATACTAATTGGACTTATTACAGTACTATGAGCAGTTTTAAAGATATAAAGATAGACTTTAAGAGTAAGTCGATAATGATTAACATGAACCTAATCGAAAAGCATTTGGGCATGTGTTCTTTAGTATGTGATAGTGTAGAAAAAACCATACAGAGAGCTACATCAAAACAAGTTGAAATATTAGCTACACCTGATCGTACCGTCGATGTAATTATGATGGCAATAAGAGATACTCAGATTTATGGCAATAGGAATTGGCAAAGACGGTCATTTATAAACATTCAAACAGTACGACAATGAAAGAAGATTTTTTTATAAGAGTACTTAAAGAACTACGTAAAGAATCTAAATGTGTTTCACGTCAAGTTGCAACACTTATAGTTAGAGATGGACGTATTATTTCAACTGGCTATAATGGAACACTCAAAGGTGCTAAGAATTGCTGTGATGTATTTGATGACGATTGGGAAAGAGATGAACATCATGTTTGGTCACGCGCTAATGAAATACACGGAGAACAGAACGCAATAGCAGTTGCAGCTAAGCATGGTATCGAAGTGGATGGATGTATATGTTATTGTAGCTTACAACCATGTAACGCTTGCCTACTCTTACTTATCCAATCTGGAATAAAAGAAATCGTTTACTTAGATACTTATGACAAATGCGATTGGTCAGATAATCTAATAAATAACATCGAACGTCTTGGAATTACACTCCGCCAAGTGAAGTAATTTACTGTTTGGGTTAGCTGATATATATAATAAACAGCTAACTTTGATAATAGAGGCTCTAACTTTTAAGCTTGCTCTTGACTTTACTGACTATCTTCGTAAGCATAGAATATATCTTACTGAAGTTAAGGTAGATTTCTTCGATAGAACTAGGCATGAATTCGTTGACTTTGCAGATTACTCTGCAATGCAGATGAACTATGATGAAAATTACATTCCAATAAATAATTGTAATCTAGGGGATGTTTGTGGTATTCAATTCTTCAGAGCCACGAGTGATATTTACGACTTTACAACTACATATAAAGTAACTGATGTTCTTGGTAACTTAAATGTAGATCAAGGTGTTTCGTTTGACATTCAAAGGAACGCTCAACGAGAAGTATTATCTGAACGACAGATAACGTTCCTCAATAAGACATTAACAGAATACCTAAAGTTCTACTCTGAGCTTAAGGCTATATACATTACCGGAATTTACTCACCGTGCTATGCTGAGCCAGGATGGTCAGAAAATACTTGGTACTTGAAATCATTAAGAGAAGCATTCACAGATAGTACTAATCAGTATCGCTTTCCATACACTCAAACACCTATTCAAAAGAAGCCTCCAATAGTAAATCCACCAAGTACATTATAACTTACAAATAAATACAATAGAATACATTAAAGATTACAACGAGATCAGTCTGGTGTAATATTCAAATAAAATTTAACATGACATTCAATCTCCAAGAATATATCTTATTTAGAACTCAAGAGCAACGAGAGTTGTTCAATGGAGAAGTAGACACTAACTTCAGAATGGTAGCTAATCCTTGGATTGACCGCCGCATTTACGAAGAAGGAAATATTGTCTATCATCCCGTAGAAGTAGAACCAGCAACCGGGCAAGTTACTCCAACTGGGAATGACGGAGAACAGCATTTAGTTTGGTGGAGAGCTAATAGGAGAACTACACAGGGAGTGTTCCTTATACATGAATGGGATCTTATCGGTGGAATTGGAACTGGAGATTTGAATGTTCTAGGTGCTGATTCATTTGGGAAATTTCTAATTAACAGTACTGTTCCTGCAGTTTGGAACGGAGGTTTAAATGCACTTATCGAATCATCTAATCCTAATGATACACTTAAACTTGTGGCTGGATCAGGAATTGCAATCTTACATGATATAAATAGTCAAAGTGTTCGAATTGATAGTTTAGGTTCTGTAGGAGAAGCTAACAGAGGAGAAAATATTGGCATAGGTACTCATGAAGATGTTTACGCTGGAATGAATGGTGTAAATATACAGCTTAGGGGATTTACTGCTGTAAATACTGGAAGTACAATTCTATCAGTAAGCACAACACTCCAGGATAATATTGAATATTCGTTAAATGAATCGGCTATTGAGTTAGCAAATATTAATGGTGGAAATCCAACCATTGACGATTTAATAGATGTAGATCTTACAGGTAACGCAAACGGGTATATTCTACAATGGGTAGCAGGTTCAAGTGAATACCAACCAGTTGATCCGTCAACTATCGTAGGTGCTAATGTATTATTTGATGACAATAGCGGTATAGGCTCAACTCACAGAATTGGAAATACTCCCTCAGTAGGAGATTATTCAACATTAAGTGGAGGAACTAATAATACGACAGATGGAAATTGTTCAGTAGTAAGTGGTGGATGTAGTAATAGTTCAACTATAGATTTTGCAACAGTTAGTGGTGGGAGAAATAATACAGCATCAGGACAATATTCTACAATAGGTGGTGGGAGAAATAATACAGCATCAGAGTGTTCCACGACTATTAGTGGAGGGAGAGATAACAGTGTATCTGGGTTTCGTTCATCTATTGGTGGAGGTAGAGAAAATATAATTGCAGGCAACGAATCAACAGTTAGTGGTGGTTATTGTAATTCTATTACTGGTATTGCATCTTCTATTGGTGGTGGTTGTAATAATGTAATAGTAGCTCACTATGCAGCAGTAGGTGGTGGTTGTAATAATGAAGCATCTAAGGGTACTTACTCAACTATAAGTGGGGGTTATGGGAATATAGCTTTAGGTAATAACTCAACAGTTGGTGGTGGTAATACAAATACAGCATCAGGTGATAGCACAACAATAAGTGGTGGTACGGGAAATAATGTGACAGAGTATTATGCAACAATTGGTGGGGGTTATTCTAATGAAGCTTCAGGTAATAGTGCCACGGTTGGCGGTGGGAAAATTAATACAGCATCAGGCTATCAATCAACAATAGGTGGTGGTGGTAGTAATTGTACAGTTGGCAATTGCGCAACTATAAGTGGGGGTTATGGGAATATAGCTTTAGGTAATAACTCAACAGTTGGTGGTGGTAATACAAATACAGCATCAGGTGATAGCACAACAATAAGTGGTGGTACGGGAAATAATGTGACACAGAATTTCTCAACAATAGGTGGTGGTAAAAGTAATACAGCTTTAGGTAATAGCTCAACAATTGGTGGTGGTTCGGGAAATAATGTGACAAAGTATTATGCAACAATTGGTGGGGGTTATGGGAATATAGCTTCAAGTAATAGTGCCACGGTTGGCGGTGGGAAAATTAATACAGCATCAGGCTATCAATCAACAATAGGTGGTGGTAATACAAATACAGCTTTAGGTAATAGTGCCACGGTTGGAGGTGGGGAAATTAATACAGCATCAGGCTATGCAACGGTTATTGCTGGGGGATGTTTGAATACCGCAACTGGTAATGTGTCGATCATAGGTGGTGGGAGTAGTAACTGTACTATTCAGGACTACTCTAGCATTTTAGGTGGTAAAGAAAACATAGCAGGTAGCTCCCATACGTCAGTTGTAGGTGGGTCTAATAATACAACTATTGAAACTGCGCCATACTCATTTATTGGTGGAGGGCGTAGCAATACAATAGCAAGCTGCTATTCAACCATTGGCGGTGGACATAATAATGAAATATGTAGTAATTCTATAGCATCTGTAATTGCTGGAGGGTGTAACAATGTTATTACTGCAGACTATACTTCTATTTCTGGAGGATGTAATAATTGTGCAACTTGTAGTACTGCTCATATTGTAGGGGAGTGTATTACCACAGTGTCAGCATGTACTACTCATGTAAACTGCTTGAATATTAAAGACTTCTGTAGAAATGCAGGAGTATTAACTTCAGCAACACATCCAGTTGGAACCATATACTACAATGATAATGAATGTGAACTTACGATCGTATTAATTTAATGCCAGTATACTCATCGTACCATAAATGCGCATTAACCTAAGATAAAATAATAACTAAGAAAATGACAACAACTTTTAAAATCGCAAACATGGAAAGATACCCAGAAAATGAGGTAGTCTTTAGGGTAACTTACGTCATGAACTTTGACGAGGCTGGAGAAACTGACCGTCGTGTTGGTTCAATAGTATTAACTGGCGATCCTACTTCACCAGATTTTATACCATATGCAGACTTAACAGAAGCAATTGTAATTGAATGGGTTAAAGAAGACCTAGGTGCAGATGAAATTGCTAACATTAATGCGGCAATGCTAATCAGATTACAGGAGCGCGGAGAAGCAAAGGCTCATCCAACAGAAATAACGGGAGTACCTTGGTAGAATCAATTTTATAATATTTTCACCTCAGCTTAGCTCTGGTATGATAGCTAAAGGCCTGGATATATAATCTAGAACGGATAAACTATTCAATCTTTAATCTATTACCTGTGAGTAAATATTCTATATTCCACATCGAAGGTGGACTTGGTAAGCACGTCGCTGCAACCGCGGTAGCTAAAGCTATCAAATCAAATCATCCAGATCGGGAGTTGATTATCGTCTGTGCATGGCCAGAGATTTTTATCAACTTACCATTTGTAGATAGAGTTTATCGTATTGGTAATACTCCGTATTTCTATAAAGATTATATTCAAGATAAAGATTCAATCATGTTTAAGCATGAGCCTTACTTTACAACCGATCATGTTCATAAGCGTACAGGATTAATTCAAAACTGGATTGAACTTTACGGGATGGTATACAACGGTGAGAAGCCTGAACTTCTATTCAATTATCGACAAGAACAATTCGGCTTTAATAAATGGAACAGAGGTGTACCAGTGCTCGTTATCCATACGAATGGTGGACCTCTAAAAGAACAAGCGTATCCATACAGCTGGACTAGGGATATGCCACCTCATGTAAGTAGAGCATTAGTTGAACAATTCAAAGATAAGTATCACATTATTCAAATTTGCCGAGAAGAATCTCAAGTAGTCGAAGGAGTACATGAGGCACATTTTAAACAAATGTCAAATATGGAAATGTTTTATCTTATGAAGATGAGTAATGCTAGAATTTTAATAGATTCAAGCCTGCAACATGCAGCGGCAGCTTTAAACGTGCAATCAACTGTTCTTTGGGTTGGTACAAGTCCTAAGACGTTCGGCTATAAGATTCATAATAATATTGTAGCAGATCTTGGAGTAGAAGTAAATCTACCAGATAGCTACTTATTCGATTATAGCTTTAATGGTGTTCTTCATGAATGCCCAATATTAGATACTGTAAGAATGTTTAACCTGGAGGAAATCTCTGCAACTATACCGTAATGACTGAAAAGATTTTCTTTCAGAGTTCACTTCCAAGAAGTGGCTCAACACTTTTACAAAATATTATTGGACAGAACCCAGAATTTTATGTTACTCCTACTTCTGGTGTATTAGAACTTCTATATGCTGCTCGTGGCAATTATACAAATTCACCAGAATTTAAAGCTCAGAATCCTGATCGTATGAAAGCTGGTTGGATTTCATTCTGTAATGCTGGATTAAAGGGATTTTTTGAAGGCGTTACTGATAAGCGATATGTAGTCGATAAGAGTAGAGGTTGGGGTGTACATTATGGATTTCTAAATTCATTCTATCCTGAACCTAAAATTATATGTGTTGTAAGAGATCTCCGGGCTGTCTTTGCTTCTATGGAAAAGAACTTTAGAAATTCACAGGATAAGGATAGTGGCTTAGTAAACCACTCGGAGATGAAGGGTACAACTACTGAGAAGCGGATTGATACTTGGGCAAACAGTCAGCCTGTAGGAATGGCAATTGAAAGATTGAAACAGATGATCTTAGATGGCACAAAGGAGAAAGTTCACTTTGTACGATTTGAAGATCTGACGAAAGATCCTCGTTCCGAAATGACTAAGATATACAAACATTTAGGAGTGGAGGAATACGAACACGATTTTGACAATATAAAACAAATAACTAAAGAAGACGATTCAGTATATGGCATCTACGGAGATCACACAATCAGAACAAGAGTCGAGCAAGTTACCAACGATTATCACAAAGTTCTTGGACCACATACGAGTGATTGGATCAAAGATAACTACGCTTGGTTCTTCAAAGAATTCAAATATTACTAATATGGAAGAAATGGACGGAGTAGGTATAAACGTTGATGAGTTTATAGCTAATGAAAAAGCTAAAGGTAATGGTTACCCAGGAGCAGCTAAAATGGGAGTAGGAGCTCCACCTAGAAAACCTGATCCAATGGACAGAAGATTGGCACCAGTAATTGATGTTGCTTCTACAGCGGTTGATGAAGGAAAGGCCAAAATGCAATGGAAGAAGGGTGATAAAACTGGAACTGTTGAAGTCGTAAAAGATGAAGATGAAGAATGGTTAACATTTGAAAGTGGAGGACGAATAAGTAAAGCACTTAAAGATGAGTTCTTAAACGATGTAGATCCTAAAACACCGGCTATAGATGTATATACTGAGTTTAATACTGAGTTTGCTCCGAGACTACATCAGGAGATTCCAAAAGCTATAGTTCAAACACAAGAATCTCCAGTGACAGCATTGTTAAAAAAATCTTCTGGTAAGGTAGCTGTATCATTTGCACTTGAAGTTCAAGTCGATGCACCATCACCGGCACTATTAGCAATTTTAATAGATTCATTTGGAGAAGATGCTATGAAAGATGTAGAAGAATATATAACTGCTCAAGTTGATATGAAAGCATTAAAGCAAGCAGTCGCTGATAAAGTGCAGAAAATGATAGATAGCACTGTAAAAACGTAACAATATATAATTTATACATTAATACTTAAAAGCAAAATGGACGTAACAACTACACCAAACAGAAGACAACGTAGAGGAGTTTTAAAATTCCAAAAAATGATGGCAAACATTGAAATAATCGACGATGTTTATGATCCTGATCGTAAATCATTACTTGCTATGAAAGCAGAAGCAAGACAACATAATCGTACAAGAGGTATAGAAATACATCAAGGTAATGTTGATACTATAGATAAAGAACGGTATGCAAAGCTAGAGGTAGTTGAGGAAAAGAAGATTGAAAGGTGGAAATCATTAGGCTATAATGAAAAAGAGATTACATCGTTAAGAGAAGCATGGTCTATCGTTGTTGTTAACAAACCTACAAGAGCTGAGAAGAAGGAAAGGTTCCAAATATTAAAGGATGTACAAATATCACGTTTAAGTAGAAATAAATAAGATGGCTAGGATTGTACTAGAAGTAGCGCGGAATGGTATCATCAAAAAGATATATGATGATAATAGTGGAGGGTCGAATCTGAACATTACGTATACTGATGTATATGAAATTGAAGATGATTCAAAAACAAAGAAGAAAACTCTAGTCAAATTCTTGTATGAAATATGTGAAGACCTCGGATTGAAAGTTGGTAATAAATTTTCATCTGAGGTTATTGACATTGACTTTACTTGGGGGAGTCATTATGATCCAACCAAGGAAGAGATAGCATCAAAGATCTCTGAATTAGAAGAAACATTACAGTTACTAAAAGAGATAAGAGATGAAGTTTAATTTTGTGTGCCTATCAGATGCAGTATCTACTAAGAAATTTTTAGATAAAGTTCCAAGAGGAATCGAATGCATAAACTATATGACGATCATCAATAAGTTAGCAAAGAATGATTATGCTCACGAAGATCCAACTGATGTAGTCGTTTCATCTTATTTAGTCAAAAGCTTATATACTATTATGAAGAAAGATGTTGTAGAAGAACTCTATTATGTCATCAGTAGCCCTGATGACGACATAATTGGTAACGTATCTAATCAAGTAGAATCATTCACAGAGCGAAAAATTACATATAACATTTATTCATCTCCTAAATTTGCAGATGATATAAACCCGGATACGTTTACTGAAGTGTTTGTAATAAATGAAGAGGCATAGAATATTTAACAAAGGCGATTACATCTACGGCCTAGTTGCATCGCAAAGTAAACCAAACATACTAATTCCAGTAAGAGGTTTAATTGTTGATACTAAATGGGAGCAAGTAAACCCAAAGTACAAAATCAAGATCTTAAAGTTCTACGATTCAATGTACTTCCTCAAAAAACATTTTTTTGATATTTCGTTTAGAAAGGATTTCAATTCTAAGTCCAGGAAGATGGTACTTAAAGCAGAAGACTTTGATAACATCGAACAGTTGGCAGAACGATTGAATGCAGTTGACGAAAAGAGATTTCATATCATTATTGATTCTATCTTATGTGTTAAAACTAAGAATGATATGAAAGATCTATTTGATAGAATTCAATTTTACATCATTTCTCAAAAATATAAAGAAGCACGAGAATTGTCAAGTCGTGCTATGTTCACGGGTATATTATCTGTTGATAGTAAGAATGAATTCGATGCAATGTTCAGAGCTGCATGGAGTAATAAATTCGAAACTTTCGATATAGACATCAACGAATATATAAAGAGCCTGGACTAACGGTCGGATATATACAATAAACGCTGTAGACTCATGGGCTTAGAAAACATAAATAACTCTCTTACATCTGCAAGTAACGCCGTAAACAATGCATTATATCCGAATCCAAATAGTCAAGGCAAAAGATTAGCTGCATTCGGTGGAGAATCTTATGGCTTCGCAAATGGTGTCTCTGCAGAGTATGCTAAAAGTTTCTATTCTAATAAAGCAAAGCCAGATAGCTTAGGTGTTCCTAAAAGTTTCGGTGGAGAATTACCTAGATCTATATTCAATCAATACGCATTATTTAATTATAGTGGTATGTACGGGGATGCTGGTAAAGATGATTCTGCTGGATATAGAGATACATCTGCACAATCAAAGAAATTTTTAGGAAGAGGCAATGGAGCTCAAAATCCTACTCCAGCTAAGATTATTGAATTTTACAATACTTACTATCCAGGCATATCATATAGGGCTCAGGATTTTTTATATGCAAAATATTATAAGAAAATTCCACTTAATCATTTAATAACAATACGGAGATTTCCGATGCCATGCGAGGACAATATTTTTAACTATTCAGTAGCTATGAATACTGCAGGTGGTGGAAAATCTCCAATGAATGTTGCTGGTAAATCTGAAGCAGTAGATAGTACACAGGTAGCAGGCGTAACAGCAATCACTTATATGGGAGAAACTGCAGGCAATAAGTTAAGTGAGATCATGGGAATGACTTTCGGTTTGAGTTGGAAAGATCTCGAATCAAAAATGGAAGAGGTGGAGAAGGGTGGTGGTTATACTGGTCAGATGGATAAGACTTTTGGTGGAACCACAACTGGCGGTTTATTATCAGCAGCAATGGATGCAGGTAAAGGTGTTTCATCTGGAGACAGGTTTAGGAAATCAAACATTACTACCGCAGATCGACTAGGTACACAATATGCAGATTTTGTAATTGGGCCAGTTAATGTCATTGATAAAACGACAATTAGAGATCGTGGTTTAAAGTTTGAACAAGATATGAGTTTAGATTTTGAATATCAACTTAAATCTCTAAACTATGTCAATCCAAAAGTAGCTATGATAGATTTAATTTCTAACATGCTTACTATGACCACAAACAACGCTACGTTTTGGGGTGGAGGTCAACGATACTATGGTGCAGCTGGATATGTCGCAAGTCAGTATGGTGATGTTAATATGCTAAAGGCTGGTAATTTTGCTGGGTTTTCTAAGTCTATCGTTAAAGATGTTACGTCAGGGCTTACTAATATATTTGGTAATAGTGAAGGTGGAATGGATGTTTCATCAGTATTAAGCGGGGGTCTAGATATTGCAAAAACATTCTTAGGAAATAAGCTCGGTGACCTATTAAGCAGTATTGCTGGAGATACTGGTTCTACAGCAGCACAGCGAACATTTATCAGTGGTGAACCAACTGGAAACTGGCATGTTACCATTGGCAATCCACTCAACCCGATTGCAATGATGGGAAACATGTATTGTGAAAGTGCAACTATGACGTTGGGTGATGGTCTTGGATATGATGACTTTCCAATGGAGGTTAAATTCCAGTTAAAGATGAAGCACGGTAAACCTAGAGATAAAGGTGACATTGAAAATATGTTTAATATAGGTAAAGGTAGGATTTATACATCTGCTGCTAATACCAAAGATATTTTGAATCTTGCTGGTGTAGATGTAAAAACTTATGGGAGTGTTCATACTGGGAGTAATCAATTTGAAGATACTCAGGGTAATGTTAGTGGAAGTGAAGCTGGAACTGTACCAAGTGGAGTATCTACATCAGCAATTCTAAATAGTGATATTAGCAATATAAAGAAGAAAAACGAAAAGTTTGACATAGGTAAATCTGACGAGTATGTTGGTAACTTAGTTAGTTTAATGATAGACTCATAATGAATATTAGATCTTTAGTACTTAAAAACATTTTAATAGACGAAAATACCTCAGAAGAGTATTTAGATCTATCTGCACCATCGTTTGAATACAATTCAGGCAATGGCATAAAGGCGATTCACTACGTTACGACAGACCAAGCTGGCCGCATAGATTTAGTTTCAAACCAGTATTTTGGAAGTGGGGCTAACATAGATGCAATTTGCATTCTTAATAATATCTCTAATCCATTTTCAGTTGAAGAAGGTGATCTTCTTATCATACCGAATTTGACTCGTAATGAAGATAGTGTCTATTTCAGGCCAACACTCCATGCTACCCCAGATATAATCCAGTCACAGTATATAAATACTGATAGACAGAGTAAGAAAGATCAATCTCGAATTGAAAGGCTAGCTGCCAAAGGCAAAGACAAAAGGTCTGGAGTATCAAATCCACTTCCACCTAATGTTCTACAGCCAGGACAAATAAGTAAAAAGATTGGTGGTGGCAAAATCGTGCTAGGTGCTAACCTACCAACAAGAAAATAATATGGCGAGTAATTTAGAAAGAAGTATACTTACTATTTTGGATCCAGCTATAAAGGTTGATGAACTTGCAATAAGCGACGCAGAAAGTAAAACTGAGAATTCGAGTTTACCGACAATGGACATTCCAGTATCTAAGATTTACAATATTACTCCACTCATTAGAGTTAATGAGTATGAAGTCAATGTAGAGAATCTCAAAAGTTTTAAGCTAAGTAATACTGGGTTTTATCCAACTCTAAAGGTCATATTCAATGACAACGATACAAGTTTCACTTCTAGGTTTTTTCCTAAAGATGGAGACATTATGCAATTACACATCAGATCGCAAGGTGACGAAACAACATTTAAGCCAGTTCGTATTGACTTTACGATCATTGATGTATATCCAATTTCTGGGGGTGGTAGTAATGCAGTTACAAGATATGCAGTAGAAGGTAGGATGTTCATTCCTAATCTTTTCACTGAACGAGTTGAATATCATGAAGCTACAAGCTGGGGCGCGCTTTTAGATATTGCAGAAGATTTAGAACTAGGGTACGCTAGTAATGTTGAAGATACTGATGATGAAATGAATTGGATAAATCCAAATGACACTGTCGAAACATACATTAAAGACATAGTCGCAAATAGCTATCTTAACGATGATCATTTTTTTACAGCTTATATTGATCCATATTACTACTTAACATTTATTGATGTAAATAAATTGTTTAGCCAAGATGGTGAAATAGATACGTCTATTGGCTATATGTTAAACTCTGGAGATACATTTCGGTCTGGTGAAGGACAAGCAGAAGGAACACCAAATTATCTTACAAATGATGTTAAGATGCAAGGTTCTGGAAATTACTTACGTAAACACCAAATGGTAAACGAATCTGGTCTAATAAGTAAAAACAATGGTTATAAGAGATACGCACAGTACTGGGACGAAGCTGAAAAAACATTCATCAATGAATTCGTTGATCCACTCGTAGAAGAAGTAGAGGGAATGATCACAGTTACGAAGGGGAGATTATTAGATAGTGAAACTGAAGGCCCAAGAGATGAGCAAGTACGCTATAAGTATTTAGGACAGCAGACTGAAAATGTACATGATCAGTTTATGTATAGTACTGTACTCAATTATCAAAATTTAACAGAGATTAATAAGATGGGAATGGTTGTTGAACTTGATACTGTTAACCCAGCTATACTCCGGTACAATAGGATTTACTGCCAGATTTGGGATTATGCAGAGCCAGTAATACGTGTAGTTACTGCATCAACTGAAGATGATGCCCAACCGGCACCAAATGCAGTTGAAAGAGATCCAGAATCTAATGGGACTTCAAGCGGTGGAATACTTAATGAATTCTTATCTGGGTTTTATGTAATTAGTGGAATAGAATGGATTCAGCTTGCTCCAGCCCCAATGAAAATGAAGTTATATCTTCAGAGAAGAGTATTCAAACCTTCAGCTTAATAAATAACTAAAATGATTCACCATGCCATTAAGTAACCTAGCGTCTGGTATAGCTGATAATGTTGGTCTTGATGGTTCAATATTCTCGCGGGGCGATGTAATCCGAAAGCGATTCATTAGTGTTCAACAAAACCCTAAGTCATCTGGAAACGGATTGACTGATTATGACGATCCTACATACTTGGGATTTCAGCTTACATTTATCATTCTAAGTCCTCTATTTAATGGGGCAACTAATAAGAATGTGAAGGCATCACCTGAAAACGATAGTCTTGAGGGTGCAGAATCTGCTATTGGCTATCTAACAGCTATCGGAGAAACCAACCGGGCGAATTATCTTAAAGCTTTTATTCAAGGCATTAGACAGATAAACGAAGAAAGGCCATACTATTGGCAAGGTGTAGAAGGAATATCAGATGCGTGGAAGAATAGTAGCAAGATGGGAGACGATCCGTACGTTGGTACTACTAGTGAAGACGGAATAACCATATCTTGCTTAGAAGCAGTTGATTTAAAGCTTACAGCTTTGTTTACATTATACCGAATGGCAGTATACGATTCTAAGTACCGAAGATACGTTCTACCACAGAATCTATTATATTTTGATGTCGACGTAAAGATTGCTGAAATAAGAAATTTTAAAAAAACTATCAACCATTTAGCTGTAGTGAGCGGTGGACGTGCTGGTAGCAATGATAATGTTTCTATTATTGGTGATAATACATCGTTTGTAAATTTTAAGTTTAAAGATTGTCAGTGGAGAGCAGAGGAATGTGGCAAAGTATTTGAAATTGTTGGAAACGGAGACGCAGTAGCAGCAACTTCTATAAAATGGTCTTATGGTAATGTTTTGCTCGATGGTGAATTTTCAGGATATGATTCAGCGATTCTTGAAAGTAGAAATCAAACCGTGGAAAATTCTGATAAGTTGCTAGATTTCGTTAAAGAAACTGCACAGCAGATGGGTGAACAGATTGCAGAACAAGCACTTAGTGCTGCAGCTAATGCAGCAAAGAAGGCTGTTCTCTCCAGAGCACAGTCATTATTATTTGGAAATGTAAATGGAGCACAGAATGCAATAAGCAATGCTCTTCAAAATCCAGGTGGCGCGATAGTAGGTGCAGTAACTGGAAGTGGTGGAAGGGGAAGTGGTGGAAATACTGGCATTAGATTAAACACAACAGTTTTTGACGAAACATTACAAAAAAGTAATTCATTACCAACTGATAATGTATTTAATGGGAAGCCATCGGGCCCGGCATCGCTTAACCCAACTAATGTTCACGAATGAAAATAAATGCTAAGGAGTTTCAATACGATAATCTGACAGGTACACAGTGGCTTGGTCATGTTGAAGATAATGAAGATCCAAATTTCGACGGACGCTGTAGAATTAGAGTCTTTGGAAAAATGGATCAGCGTACAGATCTTGAAGACTCGAATAGTGATTTTGTTATTCCAACGGATAAACTGCCATGGGCTAGGGCAAGTAACTCAAACACAGGTGGAAGTGATACTGGAGGTGGTACTTTAGATGTACCTAAACTTGGAGCTGTTGTTGAAATCACATTCGATAACGGTAACCTGTATTCTCCTGTCTACGGGCATGCCGTCTATGCATCAGATGAATTAAAGGCAGAGGTAGAAGGATCTTACCAGAACGCACATATACTTATCTATGATACTGCATTCGGCCAAACCATGGACGACAGTGGTGAAGTAACGAATGATCGTGAAGGTGAAAGTATGAAAGTATACTTCACTGAAGATAAAGGATTTATGATCGACTATGCAACTGCAGAAGGTTCAACAGTTTTTAACCTTAAGCCAGATAATAGTGTTGAGGTTACGAATCCTAATGGAGATACTGTTGTAATGTCAAACGATGGTAATATCAACTTCACACATTCTGGGACAGTAACTTTCGATGTGAGTGGAGATGCAGTAATAAATTGTGAAAACACAGAGATAACTGCTAACCAAGATGCAACTATCAATTGTATTAACGGTAAGATAAGTGCAAGTGTTGAAGTCCATGTTGATTCTCCAAAGATAAAACTTGGAGCAACAGCAGCAGAAGCAATTATCAAAGGGGATACCTTTAAAGCACTTTATGATAATCACATTCACCCAACACCTACTGGACCAAGCGGACCACCGTTGCCAGCCTTTGCAATAGATCCAGCATTAAGCCAGGTTAGCTTTACTGATTAGTGATATATAACAAAAACGACACATGAAACATTTAGATAATTTTA